TAATATTTTTATTATCAACAACTAATTCAATTGGGTAATCATCAGATGGGTCTAATTTAACATTTTTAAAATATGTTTTATCATTGGTTTTGTAAACCTCATAAATATCATCACCTAGTTCATCTACACCAATATGTTTAGTGGTTAAATCATCACTGGCCCCTAGGACCCTAAACGTCCTCCATCTAAGGTCTATTACGTCCTGGGTTATTTCACCCCTGGTAAGGGCATCCATTAAAGTACCCTGATTATGTCTTTGAAAGTTACCACTTGTATTATTTAATTCTACCGCTGTTTGGTTTAACATATCCTTTTCCACACTAGCTGTGGCTAATGAGATTGCGGATATTTGTCTTTTAACCCACTTCTTTATATTCATTATGATAATATTATAAAACTTTTTTCTAACCCACCAAAAGGTTTCATTTTTTTATTTAACTTTTTAGATAATTCATTCGCTAATTTAAGCTCGGATGGTCTATTTGTGTCATCGATTAAGATTGGGACATTGGTATTGAATAAATCTAAATTATGTAGGAACCCAATTCGACCAATGATACCAGTTGGCCCGTCCACAAGGATAAAGTCATAATCCATATTTTTTATTGATTCTAACTTATCTTTTGAATACCACCTATATGATTTATAGTCAATTATTTCAGCATGAATATAATTACTATCTTTAGCTAACCCAACGTATTCAATATTGTGCTATATCGAGATTACTTTGTATCTATTACATAATTTAACTGTTGTTTCACCACTACCTAACTCTAGTATAACTTTTCCCTCAGGTATATTTTGTATTATCCAATCATAAAACGTATCTATAACTACCTTATTACCTTTATCCATATTTTATTTATCTAATCTCACAATTTTATTATTATTAAACCTATCACCCCACGTTATTAATTCAGTGTCAAAGTCTGATTTAGTGTGAATTGCTTTACCAACCCTTTTTTTCCACCTTTCATGTAACATAGGGCTAACCCCACGCCATCTGTGGTTAATGTAATAATCACATGTCTTGTCCCATTCTTCAACACTTATGGCCTTACCATAATGCTTAACGTAACCGCCTATAGCCATTTTTTTTCCATGACCACTAGGGACTCTCTGATGAAAATTAATTGAATTATTAACCTTGAATAGCATAGGTATATCTCTATATTCTGGACCCATGAATTTCCTTTCTAAGTAGTCTTTATCAACATCTTCGTTGGTAATATAAAAATCAAATAATCTAAAAAAATAAGTCTCAACTTCTTTATCTAAATTAACTAGTGAAAAATCAACATATTCATCGGCATCAAAATAATAAACCCAATTAGCACCTAATTTAACGGCCTCATTATATGGTAATTGTCTCAGACGACCTTCGGCCCTATTTCTAGCAATTGGATTTGATTCCCAAACCTTATTTTTTATCACCTTTAAAACTTTAGGGTGAGCTTCACATAATTCAACTGTTTTATCTGTTGAGGCATCATCACACACAACTATGCCGTCAACTAATTCACCAACGTGGTTTAACGTATTAACTATTATTTCTTCTTCATTTCTAACCCTGGTAATACCAATAATTTTAATATCTTTCATAATTATTTGACTAAATTTAAGTATTTATCTACCTGGGTGATTATATTTAAATTACTTAAAGCATATTCTCTAGAAAAATCACCATTACTTGGGTCGTATTTAAGAATTTCTTCCTCAATCATTTTATCATTAAAAACTACATTAGAATATCTACCACTACAATTATTTAAAATAATTTGGTCAATATTTTTATCAGTTATCAGACCATCACCTAAGGGTGGTTTATTAATATATGGTCTCTTATCTAACACCAAAACATTTCTACCACAGGCCATTGATTCATAAGCACCCCTACCTAACGATATCACCATATCAGCTGAGTTAATAACATCTTCTACATTAAAAATTGGGTTTTTGAATTTATTTAAACATATTAATTTAATGGCCAATCTATTACATATTTTAGTTAATATTTGATTTAAATAATCCGATTGAGCTAGTGATAAGATTGTTTTAACTTCATTATTTATTTTATTAATTGGAGAGAATCTATCACAATCAATACCATTATGAATTATTGTTGAATTGTAATTTAATTTAGTTAAATGATTTTTTACTTCTTGACTTATACTAACATATGCATCTAAACCTGGTCTAGGTTGTTCCAATGGGGGGAAAATACCATGACAAGTCTGTATTTTAAACCCATTATTTTTAATTATGTGTGGTATTGTTGACGTGTGTGATGCAATTATAACATCATATTCCTTATCTACCTTAGTTAATACTTTTATACCCTCTTTTATTAAATATTTAGCAACTAGCCCATTATTTTGACTAAACGCTTCAACTTCAATATCACTTCGTTTATTTAATTCCTTGATTAGTGCATATGCGTAGGTTTCACTCCCCCCTAAATTACCTAACGTATTATTTGTTACTAATATTTTCATTGTCTCGTTTTTTTAATATATTTGTGTAATTTCATTTGATAATGTTTATCAACAAATGGTTTAAGCCTTTCATTATAATCCTTTATCAATCTAGCCTTGGCCTCATTTGTTTTACCCCTAGAAACACTTTCATAATGATAACAAACGGCATTACCCACAAACAGATTCTTTTTATTTAATAAAAGACATTGTAGATTTAATTCAACATCTTCAAAACATTCAATATAATTTTCATTGAAGCCTCCGATAATGTTGAATAATTCTTTATTAATCATTAGGAACGCTGCGGTATTACCTATAACTTCGGATAACTCATGATACCTATAATTGGTTTGTAACCCAATATGGGTTAATTCCAACCCGTTCCTTTCATTAATGTAACTTAGAATACCAGCATGCTGTATCCTATTATTTTCGAAGTGTAACCTGGCCCCTAAAGTACCGACATTATTTTTATTTTGTTGATACACCTTAACCAAGTTTGAAATAGCATCATTAATTAAAACAATATCGTTATTACAGAATAATAATAATTCAGAATCACTACTTAAATGATTTTTAACAACGTCATTATTTATCTTCGCAAAATTATAATAATTATATTGGATTAAATTAATTTTTCTTTCACCAGAATAACTCTCGATAAAATTAGCTATAATATCCAATTCTTCTGGTGTTGAACCAGTATCGGCAATGTTAACTACAAAGTTAACATAGTCAGTATGTTTATAAATCGAATTAACACAATCGATTAGCATATCGACATTACCCTTTGTAGGGATTATAATGTCGATTTTATTTTCGTGTTTTATGTTAATTTTTTTATCGTTATAAAATATTTCACCCTTAAGTTCGGTAGGTAATTTATGTAACCATTTTTCAACAAATAATTTTCTATTTTCCTCCCAAGCCTCATTAGTTTCACCAATTGATTTATGTGTAACCCTAACATCGAATATAACGCCCACCTTGCAACCATTTACATGATTACCGAAGGTAAAATCTACATCATAAAAATGAAAACCTCTAACGTCAGTATTAAAATCATATTTTAATCTATCCTTTCTAACGGCAAAAAATAAACCATCGACAACTAATGCCTGTAGTATTCTATTACCAAAACTACTTGAATACTTAGTAGTCCAACTTTTACCCTCGTGTTCGTGATTTACAACCCCTAATAAGAGGTTTAATTGGTCCCACCATCTACCACTATCGGTTAAACCAGTTGTGCCAGCTAAACCAAGTATACCGTAGTCGGAAGTATCAAAATGTTTTAACAGTTTTTTACCCCAATCCTTTGATTCAAGTGTTATATCATCGTGTAGGAAAACTATATTATTATATTTGGCGACCTCTAACCCCTTACTATATATTTCAGATAATGAAAACTCACCATTATTTTCATAACCAATAAATTCTAATTCTTTACCTATCCCAGAAGTTTTTCTAATGTGTTTCTCGAATTTATTTAAGTTGTGTTGTGAAGAACATATAACTGTTATCATTTATTTATATTTTTATTAAGTATAATACTTTTCTTAATGAAAATCAAGTATAATTTAAACTTTTTATGGTTTTTAATATATTTATATATGACAAAATGAAACAATATGAAATGGTTAAAAGATGAGATAGATATATTATTTAATAATTATACTGAAAAGGGTGTTGATTATTGTGCAAACCAATTAAATAAAAAAAGGCGTAGTGTAATTTATAAGGCGAATAGCTTAGGTTTAAAAACTAAAATAATAATTAAAAAAGAGTCTAGTAAAAAAAATAAAGTAAATTATAACTTATTTAGTGATGACATGACAAAGGAATCTGTTTATATATTGGGTCTACTTTGGGCCGATGGTCATATTAGGTGCGAATCTAAATCTACTATAATTAATTGTGTAATGGATGATTTATTTAATGTTTTAGGTGTTTTTAAAACTACTGGGGATTGGAATATTAGTAACCCAATAAATAAAGATACGGAGTCTAAAAAATATAAAACTCAATTACGAATTTCAACTACGACATGGGGGTTATATAATATTTTAGAGGGTTATGATTATTTAAATAAAAGCATTAGTTCACCAGATAAATTATTAGATGAAATACCAAACGATTTAAAAAATTATTTTTTTAGAGGTTATTTAGATGGTGATGGTTGTATAAAATTAGGTAAAAAATATGGTGTTGACGTTGTATTTACTGGTACAATCAACCAGTCGTGGGATTTTATGGTTAATTTATGTAATCAGTTAAATATTTCGTATTCTATAGATAGACGAAATATCACTTTAGGGGGGTATTCACATTTTAGAGTTAATAAAAAATTAGATGTTAAAGTTTTATGTGATTATATTTATACTAATTATAGTAAAGATGGGATTGGGTTCACTAGAAAATATGAGAAATATATGGATGTTTTATCATATATTAAAAATAAATCTAAATTATTTTGGTCTACTGGGGATACAAATTTTTTAATTAAAAATTATAGAGCTATAGGTGGCCCAAAATGTGCAATTAAATTAAATAGAAATATTATATCAATCCATAATAAAGTTAGACAATTAAAAAAACATAATAAAATTGTTTAATGACAAAATACAACGGTATCATATTTGGAATCCCTAAGACCTCTTTCATAGCATTCACTTAGTGAAACCCCATCATTTATTATTTCTATTATCTCAATGGTCTTACTTAAACCAGATGTTTTTCTTAAGTGGTCAATATAAGTGGATTGACTTTCTCTTGTACAGAATACTACACTTATCATAATTTTTATTTATTAAAACGCCTAAAAGCGTTATCTGATATTATTATTATTTCGGATTTTAATCTAAATTCATCTAAATTTCTAGCACCAGAATAACTCATTGCCGAACGTAAGTAGTGAATAAAATTATCTACCCAACCTTCCAGCGTATATTCCACTTTTTGAAATCTAATAACACCTTCGGATGTCTTTAATTCAGGATTACCCCATTTTTTTTGGACTTCTTTTGTTGACATACCCCTGAATTTTTTATAAACACACATACCTATCTTGTGGGCTTTTTCGGCACCATATTGTGTTATTGGTATCTTTCTCCATAAAAAGTTCTCACCACATGATTCTAACGTTTTATTCAATATACTACCCAACATCACATAATCGGCACCAAGAGCTATAGCCTTTATTATATCCGAGTATGACTTCATGCCACCATCGGCAACAATTTTGGCTGGATTATCCAATTTACTTGATTCCGCATAGCATTCGGCAATTAAAGATGCCATTGGATATCCGACACCAGTTTGTTGGGTTGTCAAACAACCAGAATTGTGTACAATACAGTTGTCCAAAATAAATGAATGTGTGTCACACTCTACTTCAATATCAAAAACTTCAACGTAATCATTTATTACATTATTTTTAACTATTTTATTAATTATAAAATTATCACACTTAGTTTTTCGCCTACCCCCCTCTAACATTAATCGACTAGTAAATAATGGTTGTGAATTTTTAACTAACTTAGATGAATTATTTACCCTAATATTAGAATTTGGTAACTCACCCGTTAATTTAAAATTAATTATATTAAATAATTCTACTAATTTTATGGATGTATTATGAAATGATTTTCTTTTATCATTTCCATAATTACCATCACTATCAATTAACCCATAATAAATTCCTTCTAAATATTCCACGTTATTAACTAATAATTTTTCTGGTAAATGTTTATCTTCTTTTTTACCAAACTCATTAATAAAGTGGGCTAATGGTTTATTATATAAATGAACTTTAACCATATTGACAGTTGTCTCCACCTTAGCATCTAAATTAAAAATTTCTTTTATATGATAACATAATTTATTAACTATCTCAATTTCATCTATCCCAAATGACCAATGTATTGAACCGCTAGTTGATTTTTTATTACCGTTAACCCCTTCACTTATATTAACTCTAATTCGACAATTACCATCCCCCAAATATGTTCCAAATATATATCCTAAACCATATGATGGTTCAATTATAGTTTTATAATTATTACAATATTTTTTATTAATTGAATAGTCAATTAAATCAAATTTAAATGTTGATTCAAAATTAAATTTAATATTTTTGGGGAATAATGGGGTTAAATTATCATTATAATCACCAATAAAACCCCAAGAAATATCATTAATAGATTTTTTATATCCTTTATGATTTTTCTTATTTTTATCATACTTACCGACATAATACTCATGTTTTGGAGTTACTATTGTAGGTTTAGGTGACATACTAGTTTTAACTGAAATCACTTCTTTAAAACCATTATTAATTACACGTTTAACCTTAACGGGTATCCCATACATATTAATAACCTCGTCTCCGATATTAATATCTTCAATATTTTTATAAAAACCATTACTCATTAATACTCTACTACCAACACCAAAACAACCATTACCGATTCCGACCCTAATTAAATCAGCACCAGCTTCTGATAATCTGGCGTATGTTTTCGCATTTGCAATATTCCCCACCATTAATACCATTTTATCACCCCAAACAAGTTTGGCCAATTCAACGGCAGAAACCATGTCACCAATATGTCCATTTGCCGTGTCGATTAATACGTGTTTAATTTCAATATCAATATCTTTGTGAATTGTTATTATACTATCCAAGAATTTATTTGAAAAATCACTTAATGAATATGATTCAAAATTATCAAATTCACTTTCCTCACCCCTGGGTAGACACACATTGAAACCATTATAATTAAATAGGTCCTCATTGGTGGAGTCTATTACAGTATCCATTGGTGCCGTAAATAGTGGTAATCTTTGATAACTATCTAATATATTAATCTCGTTTCTACTATTAATATCCGTAATTTCATTTGGAGATATTAAGATATCTTTAAAATCTAATTTATTCTTACTATTTAATATATTATCACGCATATTATAATATTTAACCTATTATTTAATCCCCGTTGAACCGAGGCCACCTGAACCCCTTTCAGTGTTATTATCCAAAGAATCTACTTTATTGAACTTGGTTATTGTTTTACCCATGACACTATTAATAACACCTTGGGCAATTCTATCCCCAATTTCAATTTTAAATACATTTTTACCATGGTTAATTAAAATAACCTTAACCTCACCACGATAATCACAGTTATGAACACACATTTTATTAGCAAAAAAATTATGATTCTTTTCCACCGTCATATGGTACACTGGTTCACTATCAACTTCCTTTATATTTTTTATTTTTATATATTTCATCCTCAATTTTTAATTTTAATTTATTAAAAAAATGGTCATCATTAACCCAATCAAACTCCCAGACAACTATAACTCTATAACCACAACTTATAATATTAGTAAGTTTAGATTTATCATAATACCATATATCTTCTGCTGTTTTTTTAATTTGTTTATGATAATAATCACCATTATAAATAATCGGATTACAATGCCAATAATCACCGTTACATTCAATAATTATATTATTTTTTTTTTAAATGAATATCACCAAAATATTTAAAATTAGAACCTTTAATTAATATTTCATCATCACACTCATATTTACTATCTAAAAAATTATAAACTGATTTAAAAAATCGACTTTTGCGTTTTAATACACCTTTAGTACTACATTTCTCTGAACAATAAACTCTTTTTTCATGTTTAGGTGATATAAATTCATTTTCACACGAGGGACAAATTAAAGTTTCTCGTCTTAAATCGTCATGACACTGTACTGAACAAAATTTAGAATTTCCTCTGTATTTGTAAACTTTATAATTAACACCACAATTATCACATTTTTTATCAAACCTATTATCTGTTTGGTTAGATTGAAACTTAATTTCTGGGTTATCATTTCGATAACCCCAATAACATTCTTTAGAACAATATACTTTATTTGACGAACTAATTTTTGTAAACCTCATATTACAATGTAAACAATTAAGACTAACCCGTTTTCTTTGTGGATTTAAATTAGTTTTTTGACTAATTTTTCTACAATTCAATGAACAATATTTTGCACTATTATACCTACATTTAGGTACATTAAAGTCACTTTTACATATTAAACAAAATTTTTTCATATTAACTTCACTTTTTAATCTATTAATAAATAGTGATTATTTTAGTGAAGTTAATTTTAAAATTTTATCGTTTTCTGTTAAATTAATTGCCATTTTCCATCCATTATTTGTCATAACTTCTTTACTTTTGGGTATTTTTATCACAGCCCCATCTTCAAGTTCTATTTCTAATAATTCCAAACCATTAACTATCCAAACATCCGAAACTACATCATTTTCAATTGAATTAGTCTCATCGTTAAATGACTTAATTATCACTTTATTCTTAGATTCAAAAATATCCTCAACTAATATATCACCACCTGGTATAGATATTTTAGTACCCTTAACTACACAATCGATTGTTCCAGGGGAATTTAAAACGGTGATACCATAGTTAAATGATAAACCACTTCTAGGTCTTACTTGTAACTCTAAATTTGGTGGTAGTTCAAAATATAACCCAGTTGCCACTACCTCAAATTCACCTGGATATATACTAATCATTTGATTTGACCTAAAATCAAACCCAGCAGCACCTTCGGTGGCAAATGCTGGGTCTTCATTATTTGATTTATTAACAAATTTAATTGGAAATTTAAACATATCCTGATTGTATTGTGTATCTACTTTTGAATATTCTTTTTCAAAATCTTCTAGGGAGAAACTATCCTTTGCATCAAATGCTTTGAATAATTTACCACGTACATCATCTAAGTCCATAAAATTAGTTTTTTTGAGCTAAGATAGCGGCTAAGTTTGCAGTCTTAAGTAATCCAGCCAATCTTTTGGCTTTACACATATTTTCTACACCACCGAAATCGGTACCACTGTTATGAATAGCGTAAACTTCATCTTCCGTTAGGTTGATTCCAGCTTTAAGGGCATAATATACTGAACGCTCACCAGTGTTAAGACTTAATAGCTCTTCGTTGAACTTAAATCTCTCACCTCTATTTTTAACAAACCATTCGTTGTCTTGTTTAACGAACATTTTAGCCTTACCTATTTGATGCATAAGGGATACCCTAATAATGGATTCAATATCCAATTGTTTGTCCTCTGGCATTATATTATTAATGTCGATTGCAAACTTGGTCACATTTAATATGTGTTGGATTAGCCCACCATCGTATGCGTTATATAGGTTATCCGAAGTGGTGCACGGTGCTGAAATTAACTCTGCCCCTAATAATTCTAATAAATCGTCATTAATTACGCCATATTTAAGACCTGTTTCATTAAATTTTTTAGCGTTCTTTAACATTTTTTCATTTGTAATACTCATAATTGTTTTTTTTAATAGTTATTTTTTATCTTCACTTGTTTTTTTATCTTCACTTGTTTTTTTAACCTCACCTTCGTTTTGAGTTAACTTATTTAATTTAATTAAAGATGCAACCTCATTTTCATTAATGATTACCCTTCTTTTTCCACCCTCTTTTTCCACTATCGAGTTGTGTAACTTATTTTCTCCGATAATATCTTTAAGTTCCATAGCAACTTCGTTATTAACTATGGGTTTAATTGTTTCACTCCTTTTTATAGCATCATCATCATATGATTTTAGTTTTTCCATAATTTTCTTTGCACGGGTAAAATTATCATCTAACGTAGTCACAACTTCACCATCGGTTAATGTTTCCTTGGTAGAAGTAGTCGTTTCCGTATCATCGCTAAGATAATCAGCGATGAAGTCAAAAACTTTTTTTAATTTATCATTTTGTTTCATATTACAAATATATTGTTTTTTAATTAAAGATGCAACCTCATTTAGACTTAATTAGACTTAAATATAAATCACGTCTTTTTTTGGTTATTGCATCGATGCTATAAACATCTTTAATATCGTTATTTAATTTTTCACTTAGTTCAGTTATTATTTCTGGGTTTGTTACTAAACGCTTTATATTGCGATACCAATCTTTATGATTTTTTCTAGTCTCGACCAATAGTGCATTTCCGTTAACATTAACAACCATATCAGAGCCACCTTTTTTAGGTTTATCATAATAATTTATCAAATCTATTTTATATGGGCCAAAATCTTGTGCGATTATCGCTTTTTTGTGAAAGCCAGCTTCAATAACTTTAAGTTGGGACTTAACTTGGTTGAATAAATTTTCTTCGAGCGGTGCCAGAGATACATCAAAAAGATTGTAATTAGTAGCATAACTACTGATTGGTTTAGTCCATACCCGTCTGTACGCTTCTTTTTCGATTCCATCAAATTCTTCTTCTGTAAATTTTAATAAATGTTCTTTATATTCTGGGCTAACTATCGCATAGTTATTGGTGAAAATCTTTTCATAATTATACCAAACACTTTCTGTTGGTTTAATGGGTCTTGTACTTCTTTCACCAGTTTTTTCATTTAATGTGGTCATGGTTCCCCTTAGGTCAAAACCACAAAGAACAAATTGTACCTTATCCAATAAACCATCTGATTTTATCTTACCGACAACACCTTGAAGAATTTCTAAATCCTTTAAATGACTATTACCAATCCACATAGCTTTTCCATTACGTCTAATATATATAATATGATTCTCAACTTCGACACAATAAACATTACCTTTATATGGTCTAGTATATTGCTCGTCAACTTTAATCAATGGTGTTGATTTGTTATGTTTACTAATATTCGGGTCTTTACCAAAATTAATAACTAATGAATCATATTGATTGGTGATTACCCTACCTTTTATTTGTGATGTTCTTTGACCTCTATTTGTTATGGTTGCTGTAACACCAATTTTTAAGGCTAATTCTTGTAAATTATTAGCTAATTCTTTTGAAGAAGTAAAAGCTCTCATTCTTTCATATTTATTTTTCTCAATATGACCATCACCAATTATAAACCATTTTAAAAATAATTTTAACTGTCTTGAGGATAAATTAAGAATTTCTTCGGGTATGAATTTTTCTGGTGCATTACCAAATTGTGATAAATATTCCCATAATTGTTTATCAAATACTCTAATTTGTTTTTTATCTTTAGTGTATGTTGGTTTAAAGCCCATATCGGTTAGTAAATTAAACATATGGTCTAAAGAACCATTATCTTTAAATTGTGCAACACCTACCTGGTGTAGTCCTTTAGATTTAGAAGTCCAACCTTCGGCTAACCAAAAACCAAAAAACTCCAACCAAGAATCCATTTTAAATTCTTTTTCATAACCATATTTATCAAACATCTGATTAATACGTCTTGAGTTTTTAGAAATAATGTAATCAATTTCAGAAGATTCAGAAGTTTCTAATTCGAAATTTAAACTAGGTAATGTAAAAATTTCATTTTCCTCACCAACCCAAATAGCATCTCGTTTAACATGAAAATTTTTACCATGTATTTTTTGTGATTGGATTAATTTTAAATCTAATTTTTTATGTGTTAAATTTTTTACTTCAGAAGCGTACATATTATGATTAGGTGTTACCTCAAATTCAATTAACCCATTTTTACCACAATTTAATTCACCATGAAATGGTGTACAAATGTAACCTTTTGGTTTATGATATTCCAGTTCATTAGTTTTTGGATTAAGGGTGGCCACATCTTCAGTTCGGTCTAATTTATCAAATCGTTTCCAACCTTTATTTGTTAATATTTCAGTATCTGGTGTTACACACGAACCACCAAGCCATCCAATTCTAATTCTATCGGATTCTTGTGGGTTTGGTACGAACTGACTTTCACTTGGGTCGATTGCGTTGGGTAAAACATGTACGTTTTTATTATACTTTGATATTTCCTTAGCGAATACGGGGGTTGTTGTAATAACGTTTTCGGATAATTTAATATTATTTAATATCATTTTATCTATACCAGAATTTTTAATCATGGAATAAGCTGGGTGATGTTTCCCTGGTGACCAATAATCATCTAAATCCATTATGGTGATAACATCTAGGGCTTTAATTCGTTTAAGTGTTGTTTCCATTTCCTCAAATGGTCCAAGTGCCCTATGAAAATGAATTATATCATATTTCTTAATGAATGTATCATCTTTTAGATTTGGGGAATAATCGATATCTACGTGAAATTCATCGGGATAGTTTGTCTCTAGTGAAATATGTGGTTTTGTACTTCTATAGTAGCCTTAACCTACCCCAGTACGGTCACTAGGTACTACAAGTACTCTAATTTTACGACCGACTGGGGCATTATTGTTTTTTAATTTTGTCATTATATTTAATTATTGTATTTATTTATTAAATCGTTTATTATATTTTTATTTTTTTTATAATCGTTTTCCCATATAACCTCACAAGTATAACCATTTTTAATTGCTAAGTCAAGTTTATTAGTATCATATTCCCACATTTCTTTAGCTGTCTTATTTTTTTTCTTATGTAAATAATTTTCATCATATTTAATTGGATTACAGTGCCAATAATCACCATTATATTCAATTAGTAAATTAAATTTTGGAACATAAATATCAAATATTTTTGACCCTATTCTAAAATTGGGTACAACCCTAATCCCAATGTTTTTTAATATTCCTATAATTTCATCCTCAGCCTTAGACCTGTTATATCCGCTAATTTCCCCATTAGCTATTCGTTCCTTCATTAAATTACTTAATTTAACCCTAACATCTTCCATTGAACCACTAGCCCAACGTTTTTTAGCTAAATTACTGACAATATCTCGATATTTTTTAGTTGACATATGGTCACTAGTTTTAATCCCCATTTTAGATTTAGATATTTTATCTATTGACTTTTTACTATGACTTTTATTATAAAAAGGGTTGCCGTTACCATGTTGTGATTTTAAACTACAAGATTTACATATTTTTTTTCTTTTTAAATTGCGTTTTAAATAATATTTTTTTGAAGCGAATATTGGTATATCTTCAGAACATTCTTGACATTTCCAAGTTGTGTAGAAATGCGTTCCATTAAAACCATAATTATCATATTCTTTTATATTTTTTTTTCTTAATTAAATTTTTATCATTTAATGTTTTTAAAACTTGTCGTTTAGTAATACCATTTAACTTTTTAATTATAGTTGTAGAACCGAAACCACTTAAATATAAGTCTATTACTTGTTGTTTTTTAATTTCATCCATAGTTTTATATATAAAAGAAATATAGTAATTAAAACGATAAAAGTCAACCCTTATGGTTGACTTTTATCAATAACCCACACCAGTGCGGTCACTAGGTACTACAAGAATTTTTACTTTTTCGTTTTTCATTTTTAGTATTTAACTTTTTATTATATTAAGTTAATTATACTTCTTTAAAATGAGAATGTAAATAATAAGGGTCCAAAAAATGGACCCTTTAATTGTATTTAATGAAAATTTTAATTATTGTTTAGGTTTGGTCTTAATTTTACCTTCCCTGATTAATGTATTTATTGTTTTTTTGATTGTCGCTTCGGTTAAATTTTTAGCATAATCAACAGTAAGATATTCAACAACTACATCTTTTATAATTCCCCTTAATATAGCTTCACTAACGGTAAACGTGTCATTATCGTTTTTAACGACCCCACCAACATTTGATTGCTGCTTATTTTGAATTAATTGGGGTGCTTGTCTTTGTTCTACCAAGTCCGAAACATCGTCTAAATTAAATGTGTGATTAATGGTTGCCTGTGGAATTTGGTTTTCCAACATTGCCCTTTTAACCGCTTCTGGTAATTTTGAATTTCTAATTGTTTCCTCACTTATCGGTCCAGATTGTCTTGTTGGGTCACCCATTGAATGGTTATTACCCTGACCTTGTGAGTTCATCATATCGGCCTCGGATAAATACTCAACATTTTTTGTTGGGCCATACCCGTCTCTTTCTGGGGCTTTTTGACTGTTACCTTGGTTACTAACTTGATTGCTTGGCGATGTTTTATTTATTATAGCTTTAGCATTACCTAAAATACCCTTTAACCTACTTAAATCTACTGGTGCTGGTGTATCCATATTTTTTAATTTTATATTTTTTTATTATCAAAAGTCACATGATTTGATAGAGAACCACCTAACATAGATTTATCGGAAGGGCCAACATATTTTGGAATTCCCTCACCACCGCTAACTTGGTCAACAGGTTTGTAGAATTTAAATTTGGTCAATTCGATTTTGGTTATTCTATCGACTAAGAATATTTTCCATGTGCTATTTACGGTTTTGGTTCCACCAAAAGCCTGATAAGCCCTAATAGCTTCATTACCAGCTTTTGTTTTGCCGAGACCATAAATAAAAACATAGCGTTCTTCCAAGTTACCACTTGCATCACGATATGTAATCCTAGCACTAACTTTATCGTTAATGGCTTGGATTATTTTATCCTTAGTTCCCTCTAATATAAGACTTTCAAATATATTGTAAAGTTTCATTTAATTTTTTTTTATCCGAAAGATACTTGACCTATATTACCAGACATATCTGGTTGTGTATAATATTTAGTTGGTCCATATCCCCATTTTGATGAGTTATTCGCAAATGCCGCAAGTCTACCAGACCCACCGTATACTGGGTTACCGTTTATGTCGATATCACCGCCACCATTATATGTATCCATAAAGACACCAGTACCCTTACCGTATACGGGCGTACTTGAATCCGATAATGCTCTAGTGTGCGTTGCTGAATAATTATTGGCACTCGCCTCATTATTGTAATTATTGATTGCGATTAACGCTTCTCTTCTAACTAACGCTGCTTCTTCTAATTTATTACTAGCCATAATTTTATATTTTTTGTTTATTATTATTCATGTACTCTATTAGATATTTCATTTCATCTATTTCAGATTGAATGGATTCATAATATTGTACCCTGTTATTTTCAATTTGGTCTACCGTTTTACCACCAGCTACGTGTTTATTGTCACCAGTAGTCTTAAAATTGGGTAATCCACCAATTTTATCTGGATTGGTATTGTCCACATCTTTTTCATGTGTCTTTTTATAAGTATTCTCCCTACCAGTTTTCATCTGGGTTCTTTTCACCCCATCAATGGTTTTTCTTGTTTGTTCGTATTTTTTAGTTACCCAATCCAATGCATCTTGCTCTTCGGGGGTTAATTCACCCTTACCCTCTAATCTAGACTTAACGGTTGTTAAATTGTTACCAGTTATTTTATCACCTAGATATTTTCTAGCTGAATCGCTGTTCACAACGTAACTTTTATTTATTAAATCCGTATTTGGCATTACTTAATTTTATTTTTAATCATATTCTTATAATCGTTGGGAATTTCAGAAATATTTAAATTACTGACAACGTGATTTAATATTATACCAATTTGTTCACCACTAAGACCGTTATTATTTACCGAATTTATAAATTCCTTAGTTTTACTTGAAACCACGGAATTTTCTAAATCGTCCATATCTGGTACATTATTTCTATTTACGTCAGAATAATTTCTTTTATTAACCAATCCAGATGGGTCATTTCTTTTAGCTATTAATTCTTTAACTAATTTTTTAACTTTATCCTTGTATGTTTCGCTCAATTCCTCATCTTCCTCTAATCTATAATTAGTTCCACTACCATATGGCATACCCATATTTGTTTGTCCAAACCAATTGTGTTTATTTTTTGTTTTTGCGGCAAAATCATCCGTAGTTTGTGGAATACCTTGTTTAAAATCAGATTGGTCATCGAATGCTTTTTGAGTATCCGTGGTAACTTGTGTGTGCGCTATATTCGGTTTATCCCCACCGAACTCACCATTAGGGTCGAATAACTCGCCCATAGGTTCGTCTTTTAATGCGTATTTTTCCTTAAAGTCTTTTTTAGAAAATTTCATAAATATACTTTTTATTATAAATATAATGAAATCTGTGAATATTTATAATAAAATACATAAACTATGGCTTTTAGAACAAAAATAGACTATTCCAATAATAGACAAATAAAACAAAGAGAACAAACTTTTACAACTCTTTCAGGTTCATCCACCTTTGGTGTACCTTTTAGTTCGCTAACTACTGGTCCAGATTTAAATACCGTTACCATTATTGATGATTTATCTGGTTTAACTGGTACAACTTTCTCTGGTAACGAAACAACGACTATTTTTAATTTTGCTGATTCTAGAATGAATTTAGCGGTTAATTCACTTAGTGCCGTAACCCCATCTAATTTTAATATACAACAAAATACTGGTGATGTACTTACCGTTGAAAATACAACATTATTAGATGGTAATTTAATAAATTTATCATATAGTGGTGTTAGTTTTACATTGGATGTTGAAACATTCGTTGATTTAGGTGGTGTATATACTGGTACTGTCGAGCATTCTGAATTTTATATTATTAGTGCCGATACGCTGGGCTATAAAGAAAGAACAATCTGGGTGGATAACCCAGAAATTACAAGAACCGATAGACTTATAGTAAGTAGAGGTGCGCAAGCTGGTTATATATTAACATCGAATGATGAAGGTATGGGTAGTTGGGTTGAACCGACTAGTGGTACAGGACTTACAGAAGTGATAAGTACATGTCAAAGCAATCTTACCAATAATACAGATGTTTATGCTATTATAGACACATCATCTGGACCATATAATAATGACGGTGATAATAGGATTTTATTACAGAACTCATTAAGTGAGTGGTTTAATAATTTTAAGATAAGTAATCCAGATTATACTGGTAAATTATATATAGGTTATAGTAATTCAACCGAAGAATTTAGTGAAGGTTACGTAAATTGGTTGACCTTAATAAGGAGTCAAGATACATCAAATAGAACTACTTTTATAAATAGTTTCGTTCAATCTGGTAGTGGTACTACTTCTACTAGCCAAATATTATCTTGGGTTACCGATAATACACCTCCAAATTGGGATAATTCAAATTGGATATCACCACAGGAGGTATTTTTAATTTCATTCGTTAATGAATCAAACTCGGATTACCATGGAGGAAGTACACCTTATTTATCAGGTGAGCCATATAGTCTTTATAATACACATTTTTCAAACTTTAAAGCTGATTACGCTCAAATGAATTTTTTCAGTGGAATAATATACCCACTTTTTGATACGACAACCTCATCACCTACTCAGTTAAGTTTTTTAATACATGCATATGCCGTATTAAAGGCACCTAGTGATATAGATTTAGCTGAGTTTGAAATATTGACAGGCCCTAATTATGATAGTAGTTTTGACACTTTAGGTACAACTAACCCCTATTCTGACTATTTAGGTGAAAATATAGGTTTAACTCAATATAATTGGGGTGGGGTATTAAATAAAAGAACTGATTCTCTTGGCATATTAACATTTACACCCGATGAATTTGAGAATGATATAAACAACATACTTGAATCATCTGGTTCTGAATTAAATACCGCAGATTTAATAGATAGTTATACCAATGATGTATTAACACTTAGAGGCTTGAAGTCATCAACGATAGATTTCAATGTAGATGCTTTTGGTTGTTTGGGTATGGAGGTTAATGGTTTTAGTTCTTCTGGTACCACATTTAATAATATGGTATATCTTCCAGATTTAACAATTACCAACCTTACTAGTGTATCTGATTTACAAACCAATATAAATGGTAAATTAATAAATGGTATATCTGACATTAATTTTAAAACTAATATTAATAACTTAGAATCAGCACTTGATAAGATAAAAAAATTAAGGGGTGTATCTTTTAATTGGACACCAGAATCTGAAATGGGTGAAGGTATTAATTTTGGCCTTATTGCTCAGGAGGTTGAAGAGGTTATTCCTGAAATGGTTAAACCTATATGTAAAGGTAGTGAACATTTAACATTAGATTATAAGTCAATAGTACCGTGGTTAATAGAAGCAATTAAAGAATTATCACAAACAAATAGTTCGGTATTTAAAAACACTGAAATAAATACACAAACAATTGCATCGGAAGATAATGATATAGTTTTAAATTTTAACGGTAATCATGATAGTGCACTTAACGGTGGTCTTGTCGTTAATAGTGGAGTCAATGATAAAGTTAATTCACAATTTATAATTAATTCGGAAGGTGATTGGATTACTAATACTTATATAAAACCACATGGTATTGTTATACCAGATTTTACACCAAAATCAAGTTATGATATTACAGGTAAAATTGGTGAAATTACTAGGGATGATGATTATTTTTATATTAAGGGTAATGATGGTCAATGGAAAAGAAGTAAACTAGAAACATTTTAATAATGGGTAATATAAAAAATTATAATTTTAATAAAATAGATGCGTTTTTAAGTAATAGTGAATATTATGATTTTTACTTAGCTCAAGATGGAATATGTGATTATATACCAGCAAGAGGTATATTAGGTAATGCGTGTTTAACTTTACATTTTGATTTTAAAAATTCAGATATATACACGTCTGGTGGAACCTATGGTAATACCGTAAAAAGTTTAGTTACTTGGGAGAATGCAGTAAATGATGGTTTTACATTTGAAACATTTGGTTTAACTGGAATAGATAATGGTTTAATTACATTTAACAAATTAAGTGCTGATACATCCAATAATGAATTAACTTCAACCTTAACTGGTAGTACAGTAATTATTCCAAGTGGTGATACAAGATTTACATTTAACACCGTGACTGGTATGACTGGAAATTATGTATACCCAAAATACATTAATAACGACACCACGTCAGTTGGTGACCATTCCACATTTTGTGGTGGGTTTTATCAAGGTTATTTTAAATTGGACGGTTATAATTACGAGGTATTACCAACTAGGTCAAATAAAGGTTGGGTGGCTGAATTCTGGTTGAATAAAAGCGAATTAATGTGTAGTGGTTTTACTGGTACAACATTAAACGACACCCACCCAGATAATAAAGGATTTTTCTTTTATATGGGAACCAGGGCTGAAAACAAGTTTTGGAATTTTTTTGAAGGAAATAACACAGGCTGCACAACAGAATGTATTTCCGATAGTGGGTGTGCCGATTCGGTCACTAAATTCTGTACGGTAACTAAGGAAACCGAAATATCAATAAGTGGTGATAGTGGATATCCAGTAACATTACACCCACCAACTTACAGGGTTGAAACGGTTGATAACCCATTTTTAATTTATGGTAGAGCCACTAAAAATGATGGTAAATGTGGTAAATGTGGACATGATAATAACCCATTTGGTAAAGAAACTGTTTGCACTTATAGTGGTGGTGGTATTACATTTACAAGTGATACACAAACATCTGATTATGAAACAAACCCATTCTTAATTTATGGTAGGGCCACCAAAAATAGAAATAGCGGTGGAAAGTGTGGTGGTTGTGGTTTTGAAGATGATTTTGGTAAGGATACCATTTGCACATATACTGGTGGAACGGATAAGGATTATACGCTAGACGTTGATTTGGATGTAATCGATAATGCTATCGGATTTAGAATTAGAGATGATGGGTCAATAGGTTATAGATTGTTAACTATAACTGGCTTTTGTTCCGATGACAAATATATCACTGGTGTAACAATGGAAGAGGGATATTCGATTAGTGGGGTAGTTACGGAGGACACTTGGGAACACATAGTTATAAGGTTTATAACCTCAGAGGAATATAATGAGTGTGAATTAAAAATTAAGGGTCCTCGTTTAGGTAGATTAATGTTTTACATTGGTGGTAATTTAAAATATGTCGTAGATGATTTTGATGAAATAATATTTAGAAGACTTAACGAGTATAAGGATAAACAATTAGGTGTACCATTTAATTATAGTTTAGGTGGTGGTTCACAAGGTTTATTGGAGACGATGACGTTCGATGGTCAAGACTCAGAAGACTTAGGTTTAAATATAGAAAAATATTTCGCTGGAACATTTATTGGCTCAATTTCACAATTTAAATTTTATAATTGTGATTTAAACTGGTGTGATATTAAAAATAACTATAAATCCGAGTTTTATAGATATTTATTATTAAATAAATAAATATTTTTAAAATAAATTAACTATTTATTTAAAAACATTTATTAATAATAAAATATAATTTAATAAAATATAATTAATGGCTAACGATAAATTAATTTTAAGGACTTTAAATAGCCCTTGGCTTACACCAACACCTGATTTCACAAAGGGTACGGTATTAACACATGTGGAATTAGATAATAACTTCATATATTTAAGGGGTGAAGTTATTTATAGTGGAAGCGTTACTAGTGGTATGACTATATTACATAAAATAAATGGTGATGTAATATCATACGATAATGGGCAGAATAATTTAGTTATTAATAGAGAGTATCAAATACAAAGTGGTGATACAGTTGCTTATATTGTTAATAATACTCAACCTAGTATCACTTTAGATGATAAAACAAATTGTATAATTACAATTTTTGAAGGTGAGTTGGAGAGCACTTATATTTTTACCAGGGGTAAAGGTAATTGGGGATTTTTAGGTGGTGGAGATGAAGTTTTAGATTCTGATTTCATATTATTAAAAAGAGGGGTTTATCACGATAATTTTTCTACAACAATTTATATAGATTCAAATCAATTAGATAATTGTATTACTTGCACTGGTACCAGTGTTGAAGAAAAAATTGTAGAATATATTAATACGAAATTACCACCATATACTAAATCACAGAATGATTCTGACATATGGATAGAATTTACCGATATAAACGCTTAAAGGTATTAAGTTTATAAATATTTTAAAAATATAATGAAAAAAAGACAATTTAGATTAGTAAACTTAGTTAAGGGTGAAATAAATAATATAAACACATCAAATTTACATGAAGTTTTAGGGTTTCCATATGGTCAAACATCTGGTAGTTGTATTAATGATTTTTATGTGTCGAATATTCATGCTTGTTCACCATTGACCATATTTGGTCAAGTTCAAAATGAATCATCATTAGCTATTGGTGAAAAATCATTTGCATTTGGTGATAATAATATATCTAGTGGTTTCGCATCAAATAGTGAAGGTTCTGGTACAACTGCAAGTGGTCTTGCATCACATGCTGGGGGTGTTGGTAGTGTGGCAGGTTCATATGGTGAAACTTCACTGGGGTCATTTAATACAACATATACACCTAGTGGAATAACTTCGTTTGAAATTTCGGATAGGATTTTCAATGTGGGAAATGGTTTAGATATTAATAATAGAAGTGATGCATTCCAGATAATTAAATCTGGTGAAGTAATTGCACCTAGCCTTACCGAAGATATAATAAATTCTGGAGATTCTAGAGTATTAATAACCAAAGAGTGGTATAATACAGATATTGATGGTAGATTATTAAATTATTTATCACTTACTGGTGGTACCGTAACTGGTGATATCGTAGCTGATACTTTCATAACAGATGGTGGAACATCTTCACAATTTGTTAAGGGTGATGGTACTTTGGATAGTATAGTATATTTAAAAACTTCATCCTTTACCGCTCACACCTCAAATACCGATATACATTTTGAACAGAGTGAAATTTCTATAACTGAATCACAGATATCCGATTTCGGTAATTACCAGCCAATAAGTGAAAAGGGTAATCCGAACGGATATGCGGAACTTGATAGTTTTGGATTCGTACCGTCTAGTCAGTTACCTGGTTTTGTGGATGATGTGCTAGAATATGATAATCTATCTTCGTTTCCAGTTACAGGTGAAAGTGGTAAGATATATATAGCTAAAAATACAAATATTACCTATAGATGGAGCGGTACGGTATATGTAAAGATAGGGTCTGATTTAGCACTTGGCGAAACCAGTTCGACCGCATATAGAGGTGATAGAGGTAAAATAGCCTATGACCACACATTTTTGACTGATAATCCACATAACGTAACCAAAGAACAAGTAGGTTTAGATAATGTAGATAATACAAGTGATTTAGATAAACCCGTTAGTACGGCAACGCAAGATGCTTTGGATTTAAAAGTAGATAAAGTTGTCGGAAGTTCGCTAGTCGAGGATACTGAAA